GATAAATCGGAATACATTTAACATGTCCAATACATGAAAAAGTGCGGAACACAAAGTGTTCACACACTAAGTATTTTTAATTAGACGTCCGCCCGTCTCCATTATAAATGGAATTTTCAAAGAAAAATGGTATTAAAACCACTGTACATAAAACTTTGAAAAGAAAATTTTAAATAAATAAATAAATAATAAATTTGTACATTAAAGTCCAGGTGGAAGAACTCTAGGAGCTCCACCTTGGAATCTGAAGAAAGTAAAATCATCAGATACAGCTTGATAAGCTGTAAATTCTTTGACACCTGTGCCATTATATTGGCAAATAAGATCAAAGATAGGGCCATGATACCCTGTAACCAAACCATCCTGATTAAAATTTACATATTGAGAATAAGTAAATAATGAATTAGAAAGATAAGGACACTCAAATTCAGCACTTGTATCATCAAAAACATGAGTATAAGTATTAAAACGTGGTGAATACAGGTTATCTATTTTAAATAGGCCAAACCCAGTAGTGCCTATAAATTGAATTACTCTATTAGAAACAGTAATTCTAGCTGTCGTAACATCCCTAACATTAAATTTATAACGCATACCTCCTTTCATAAATAGATAACCAAATCTAAGATAATTGAAAGTATTATGTAAGTTAGAGCTTGAAAGTGTATTTTCACTATTCATAACTGTAACGACATTGTTATATTGTGGTACATCAGCAGGAATAACACCACCGTAGATATCACTTTGTAAGTGAAATCTATTAGATCCAGGATCAATGGTTGTGTCAAAGTAAACAGTAAACTTCTTCAAATAAGATCTAAAAGAAGTAATTCTTTCACCAAAATGATATAAATAAATATCATCAGATGAAGTTGAACCCTGATTTAGAGTATGATGAACAGAAGGAGAACCGACACTTTGAGTACTATTCAAATCAGCTGACTCAGAAATAACAGCACTCTTAGGAGCAATAACAACATCAGCAGGAACAGCCAATTCAAGATCCTCTGAATATGCATAAACATTAACATCAACTGAAGTACCATCAACAAAATTGTTAGTCATAAGACTGTTCAAAACTCGAACAGATATATAACCAGCGCAAAAACCAAATTGCGTTAAAGTAAGAAAATTACCACTATAAATATTACCCTGAGTATGAGTACCATTGTTGAGTATTTGATCCTGAGCAGTTGGAGTAAATGAACGTTCAGAACAATATTCAACATCAAGAGTTATACTATCATCTGTATCTAAGTCCAATATAGCTATAAATTGTTGATTAAAATTGGTTGGCTTAGCTGAAGTTAAAGAAAAATTAAAAGGATTCGGCTCATATATAAACATGAGTCTACCTCTATGAAACTGAGAAGAAGCGACTTCAAACCTGAAAGTAATAGTGCCGCGCCAAAATTTAAATAAATCAGCAGCAAAACACATGGCGGTCGGTTGATATATATCTTTTTCAGCAACGAGCTTACTTCTAAGCTGTGGAGAAACTGGCAAAACAACGAGATCATCATTACCTACAGTATCAGCAGTAGTCCATGGAAAAGTCATAAGATAACTTTCCCTAGAGGACATAAAAGTGATAGACATAGGATCAGCTTGATATTCACCACCTAAAGGAGTGATAGCAAGTTCACATTTTGGATCACCACTAAGTTTAACATTAGTTTCTTTACCTGAGAAATTAGCCATATTTGAAAAGGTAAGAACTTTAGTAAGCTCAACAGGATTAATATTAGCAGGTTTAGAAAAGCCAAAAAAATTAGCTACACTGGCTGCATAACCAGAAGCAATACTAGTAGCTGTTGCCAAACCTCCAATAAAAGGAACATTGGCAACTTTATTACTAATATTACTAAGAGCAGAAGCAATCTTAGTAACCGGACCCGCATCTGCATATTCATCATCAGCATATTGAGAAGCATAATTAGAAATATCTTTAACTATACCATTATTAACTACTGATTTACGAACACCTTCAAAATTGGGTGAATTCTTCTTATTAATTACTTTTCTATTCTTATCGCTCTTCTTAGAATTACTCTGAGTAAAAGCAACTCTCTTACCTTTATCTTTAGCTTTTGGTTTAGAATCTGATTCACTAACAACATCAAGAAAATTAATAAACTGAGACTCACCAGTAACATTAACATCAGTAGCAGTAATAGAACCTAACGAAATATCAGAAACCCATCCATATATTTGAATATGAACAGGAGTGAAATCCGTATTAGAACACTGAATTTCATTTAAGCAAGATAAATATAACCTACCCATATCAGCGAAATCGTCAAAACCATTAGTGGAATTGACAACCAAGCCATCTTCATTAAACAATCTAGCATGAGGTTGATGATGAATGAAAGGTAATTTCATTTCAATAGAATTATCTTTACCAACCCTAATAATAGCAGTTTCAGCAGACTGAGAAAGATAATTATTAGTAACTTCTTTAGAAACCCCTGCATCATCAGCTAACATATCAGTATATAAAGTTAAAACAGCATTTAGTGTATGTTTGGGTTGATATGAGATCAAAATATTTCCATAATGAAATTTAGTACTAGAAACAATTATTCTAACATTCATATCACCTCTAAAAAACGCATAATTAGATAACTTAGATAAAACAGTATTATCAGTAGACCAAAGCTCCCATGGATTAATAAACCTAGCGGTCTTAGCACCCCTAGCTAAGAAATAATTATCTAGAAGAACTGGTCTAGCAAAAAATTGATCTAAACTAAGATATCTATCATTAGGATCGTCAATTAATACCTTAGTACCAGAATCACCTATTTTATCATACGTTTCATCAGAAGTAACATTCTGTGATTCAGAAATAACGTCACGAAGCAAATCATTTTGTCTTTGCTTACGCTCAAGACGCCTCTTAATGAGATTATTGGTCTCAACACGCGCAACTTCTTTGGCTTTAATTTTAATCTCTTTATGATATTTCTTGTATTTTGGATCTCTCCTAAGATCCTTACGTTGAAATAATATTGACAAACTATAGGGATCAAGCTTATCAATATTATCAGCAATTGGAGTACTAACAGGACTCCCACTGGTGGATTTATTGACTCCACTATCATTGGTATTATTGGGACCACTCCCATCATTAATTGTTTGAGCAACACAAAATACATATAATTACAGATGTGTTAATCTATAAATACGATGAACGACTAATCTACTTATCTCCCGAGGATCGCTCAGAATTAAACCACCGTTGATATAGCCTTAGTAAGCCTAAATAGGCCTGAGGTTATCCGTTAAATTTCCTGAATATTTACAAACTTTAGTTCATATCAAATTTATTTATAAATACAGTATATTCATCTAACGTGTCTTTCCTTAAAAGTAAGGAAACAACATAAACTTAACCTAAATGAGAAAATTCATCCAACATCTTCTCCCACGTTGGAAAATATTTCTCTAAATCTTCACGATGAAAACAAGTCTTTTTAACAAGGACTTTAATCATCTTATTCCTATATGTACTGTAACAATGACTCTCAATGTCAGTTATACAATACATAAATAATTCTCTGAGACTTGACACACAAGTCTCAACTATCTGAGTATCAATAGAAACCTCCTTTGAAGGTAATATATAACTAAGTGACTTCACAATAGCCTCCAGATCTAATCTGGCGATAAAACGATTAAATCTTTTTGAATATTTAAAATTTCTCTTCAAAAAAGTAATTTTAGTATAATCTGAAAATTTTGAATTATGTTGAGATTTACTAGCAGTAGTAAATTCCATACCATAAACAATACTCACAAACTTTGAATAAGTTATATTATTAAAATAATCTGCAACATCTTCTTTCACAGCACATAACATATCGTCACCATATGTAACTGGTAAAATTTTAACAAAAAAATCTTCTGGTGAAAATATTTTTGTTAAATTCAAAGGATGTCTATCACCAACAGAAGTACACATTGTAACAAAAGCATAATACAATAAAATTAAACCCCTAAGTGAATTATCTTCAGCTGTAGCATATTTTCCTGATGGCTGAAAACCAGGGGCAACAAATATATTACCCTCCATACACAATGTCGGATTAAGATTATCACTAAGTATACCTTTAACAACTTGTAAAGAATACTCATTATAACCAAAATTTTTTAAAAAGTTATATACAATATCATTAGCTATTATGCCTATTTCAACTGGCATACTAGTGTCATACCCTCCATAATCGCCCTCCATAATAAAGGGTGAAAATTCAACAAGGGAATTATACATATTGCCAGCTTCAGAAGAATGCATATTAATACCAACTTTAGTGTAAAATATATCTCGATATTCACACATAAGAGAATAAAATGGCATCAAATACATACGATTCACTAAAGTGATGTCATATGAAGACATAGCAAAAACACGAGTTTTACCAGCTACACATTTTTCATATTCTCTTGGTTCATCTTTTAATTGAGCACCAACCAAACTATGGGCGGCAACACCTTTACTATATGCATCAAGTATCTCCAAAACCTGTTCTTTAACGTCAAAATTAGGCTCTTTACTATCTTTCTTAAAATCAAATTCTATATCAGAATTATAATTACTCTTCTTACCAGGAAATAGAATACCAGCAGAAGTATTATTCTTCATGGCTCTAATATAGAAATTATAAGGATAACCATTCTGGGCTATACGCAATGAATAAGGCGTAATTACATTGATACCTTTACTAGAAATACTTTTACTCAAATATTTACATAAATCATTTGCAACTTGCTTACAAATAAAAACATCAAGAGGTTTCTTCTCTACACCAACTTTTTTGATCCAATTATTATATGGAGCAACATATTTACCATCAACTATTTTACTTCTCATAAGAGGAGGATAATATTTAGGTAAGCCATTTGATCCTAAAGGACTAATTCCAATAAGATACTCTATATCTTGAAAAATAGGAGACATTATAAGTTCACTTTTTGGACAAACAATGCGATAATCAGTAATTGAACCAACTTGATGTAAACTAGGACATTCCTCATATAAAATAGGACTTCTCTTAGTTATAATATCTAATTTAGAACCTTTTGGCAATCTAAGACAACCTTCTGAAGAAACTTCAAAAATTGTCATCAATTTCTTAATACCATTAAGAATTTCTACTTTTGAAACAACCGCTGAATACCCATAAACACCATCCTTTTGTCCACCTGTATGAATACCCAACAAAAAAGTTCGATTATTTATGGTACCCACCAAAGGTTTGCCACAAATACCAACAGTATGATTTTTATACTCATAATAAAAAGGAGTATTTACAATATAATCTCCATTATCAATTGAAAGATTATCAGTCATTTGACGAATCTCAACGGGCATATCAGAAAAGAAGCCCTTTATAGCGACATTAAAATATGGTGAATCACAAAGATATTCTCTAATATCTCTAAACATACCTCCTATAACACGAACAAGAATCAAATCATTGCCAATACTAACAAAATCATTTGGCATGACCCTAATTGTTCGAATGCCAGAAGCATATTCAGTCATAGATACTCTTATAATGACATCTTTTCTCCCTCGAAAAGCATGCTCATTCATAATCATACAGTCACTAAAAAGACCCAAACCATGAGTTCTAGTACTATTACCATCTTCAAAATGCACCTCCAAGTGTCTAATATTACTAAAAACACGATTCTTAATAGCTTGAGGCTCATTAAGTGTAGCATCGGGTGCAGATATACGTGGGATAAAATGTTCAACTTTATCATAATCAATATCAGAACCACTCTTTTTCTTTGGAACAGGCAATTCACATTTGCTTTTCTCTTCAATTTCAGCAATATATTTATCAACATTTTCTTTCGTATACTTTCCAGATGAATCAACTATATTACCTTCAGAAGAAATTATAGTACTATCAGAAATGGCTTCTTTAGTAATTAAAAGACTAACTAATACACGACCTAAAACCATTCCAGCAACAAAGGCAATTAAATCTTCACTAAGACTACTGAAAAAATAACCGGTAGAATACCGTAAACGGTATCTACTAACCTTTTGAAACTTATCATTAGTAAAGGCACAAAAAAGAAAATAAGCAATATATCCTGCGCCATTATAAAACAAATAAAAGGCTGATATACACGTAAGCATCATTCTATATATAAATGTATAATAAACAAGATGTAGTCTAATTTTATAATCTATTTTTTCCAAATAAGTCATTTCATCATATAAAACTGTTTTCCAAAAAAAATCTCTAATACCATAACTCCTAAAAAAAGAAGCTTGAGATTCAATAGGAGAAACAAATTCAGTAAGACTCTTAGAAAACTTCTGCTTACGTTGATGAATCATTATTTGATCAACAAGACAATCATCAAACTCCTTTATACTATTAGTCTTGAGAACAACTTCTTTAGTAGAATTAACATTATCATTGGGTCTAAGATAATATAATTCAAATTTGTATATATCTAATGGGTTAAAATTCTCATCTTTTGAAGCAATTTCTTCAACAAGGTCAGTATTAAGATAACCTTCAGGTGTACGGAAGTTGTCTCTAACTTCTAAATCAATGTAAAGAAATCTTCTCTTAACAGCTGCTTTATTGTTAACTACATGCCTTAAATTCATCTCAGGATCATTACAATCAATAACTACAAGTTCTGGACTAACATAATCTTTACCTTTCTCTTCAGCCACAGCCTTATCAGGATAATAAGGAGCAGAATCAATAACCATTAAAAGTTCTTCAATTCTTTCATCACCTTTATTCTTAGTCAAATTTTCAGCTTGACTACCAACTTCAGCAAGATGAATAATAGGTTGAGTAACAGGATCATAACCATCCCAGTATTTAGATCTATTTCTATTATATATTAAATTCTGATCATAGACATAACCTTTATGCTTACAAAAAGCTTGATATATTCTAACCAATATTTTGCTCTTACCAATCCCTGGTGCTCCGTGTAAAATGATACCTAAAGGTGCCATTCTATCACGAGATTGAGAAACACTTTTAAGTTCAGAAAAAATAGTTTTTAATTCAAACATTCTTTTCTTAAAAGTGAGAGACGGTTTACACAAAGATTGAATTCTTTCACCTTCATTAAGAACTTTCTTTAAATCAAAAAGAAATTTCTTAGCTGGAAGTCTACCCTCCAGACGATCATCATCTCTAAAATTCATGTCATCACCTACGTAAACTCTCTTATAATCAAGAGTAGCTTCATAAGTATCATCAATGAATTTATTCATAACATCACCGCCACGAAGACCCTCATAAATACCTTCAGAAGTACATTTTTTACAAAACTCAATAAATTTCTGAACGGTATCTATAAGATCATAAGTGAAATCAAGTAAATTAGTGCCTTCTGGTTTACCTAATAACTTTCTGAAACCATTAGAATATTCAATATTGAAAAATCTAAGCGCAACTAAATTAAGAACCAATTTTCTTATAGATTTACAAATATCACTATCAATAAACATTTTAAATAAACTAGCTGTATTATTGAATTTATCATAAACTTGTGGTTCATTAGAATCAACAGATTGACTAACAACACCATTGCCAACAAACTTATTAACTAATTCATTAATCCAACTGGTTATTAATGGAACATAAATATTTAAATCAAGTCCAAATATAACTTGACATAAATTAAATATTCCCATAGTTAAAACAAACTTAGATTTACTCATAAAAATAGAACTCATAGAATAAACTATATTAAAAATATATGTATAATCTAACTTATATGCAAAATTAAAAGTTTTAAATAATGAATTTAAATCCTCAATTAAATTAGTTAGACAAAAACTAACTTTACCTAAAAAATTATGAGATAAGTCAACAAAAGACTCATCTCTAAAAGTTTCATAAACACTCTCACCAGAGTTATAAAACTTATCACTAACTTCTCTAAACTTACGTTTAAAGACAGCATCACCAAATTTCAAGTGTGCTTGCACTTTTTCGACTACAGGCCTTTCCGTATTTTTTGAAAAATTCATTTTAAAATAGAAAAGTCCATAATATCTAAAAAGTATAAAGCATACAACATCAGGAAAAACAAAATAATCAATAAATTAACCTCTAACTAACAGATGTCTATTTTTCGCTTAGGCCCCTGAGTTTCGTCACGACTCAATCAATATGAAGCTCGGCATTATATGGCTTTCATTACACATTAATATAACAAATTTCACAATGAATAGGACACGATCCCTCAATTAACGTGAACAACTATACTTCAAAAGTAAGGCAATGTTAAAAAACACTGAAATTACTTTTCGTAAAAACGTATAGAGTTATAACAATAAATGTGCTTTTTCGCACCAATATAACTGACCTCACAACTATATTGCTGTTAGGTATTAGAGTGAGCAAGCACTCCCTAAATAATTTAAAAATTATTTGTTAAAATGAGAAAATTGTATGAAAAATACAATATAAAATAGAAATTCTTATGGATAAAGAAAATCTAGAAAAATTAAATTGAAACGTATCTAAATAAATCGATACAGATATAAATTTAATTAAATTAAATTAAATGGAAAATGATATAATCATTAATAATAAATATATCTGTGAGCTATATACAAAAAAGTGTTTATATCAATAACAATTGATATAGACAATAATGTGTATATAACTAATCAGAATATATTTATTAAATAATGTAATATATCATTAGTCATTAAAATGTTGTCAAAAG